CGCTGGTCAAAGAAAGACCTTACAGGACAGATCTTAGCCAACTCATTAAAACGGGATGGAGATGAATGGGAAGTGATTGAGTTCCCTGCGATTTTACCTAGTGGAAACCCTGTATGGCCCGAATTCTGGAGTAAAGCAGAGTTAGAAGCCATTAAAGCGGAGATCCCTGTAGGCAAATGGGAGGCTCAGTATCAACAGAACCCGACCTCTGAAGAAGGGGCAATTATCAAACGGGAGATGTGGAAGATATGGGATTCAACCGAAGCTCCTCCTTGTGATCACATTATCCAGTCTTGGGATACCGCCTTTGAAAAGAACAATCGTTCTGACTACTCCGCCTGTACGACATGGGGAATCTTCTATCAACCCAATTTAAAGGGTGATGAGGTAGCCAATATTATTCTTTTAGATGCGTATAAACAACGCATGGAGTTCCCTGAACTCAAGAAAAAAGCTTTTGAAATGTATGAAGATTGGAAGCCAGATAATCTCATCGTAGAAAAAAGAGCTTCAGGTGCTCCCTTGATCTATGAAATGAGGCAAATGGGAATTCCTGTTTCGGAATATACACCGAGCAAAGGCAGTGATAAGATAGCCCGTGTAAACGCAATATCAGATCTGTTTGCGTCAGGTTTGGTATGGTGTCCAGATACACGCTGGGCAGATGAGGTAATGGAAGAAATGGCATCCTTTCCCAATGGGGATCATGATGACTTAGTAGACTCCAGTAGCCAAGCTCTGCTTCGCTTTAGAAAAGGTGGATTTGTCCGACTTTCGTCTGATGAACCCGATGAAATACCATCATTTAGACGCAAAGTGGCGTACTACTAAGGAAAAGCAATGGAAAAAAGTTTATATCAAGCACCTCAAGGTCTAGAGTCATTAGATGAAGCACCTGATTTAGAAATTGAGATTGTCGATCCAGAAGCTATTTTGGAAGCCGACAGCGAAGAAGAAGATTTCAACGACAACCTTGCCGAGTATTTAGATTCAGGAACGCTTGCCCAGCTATCAGGAGACCTGATTTCTGACTATGAGGACGATGTTTCCTCTAGAAGAGACTGGATGCAGACCTATGTAGATGGTTTAGAGCTTCTAGGCATGAAGATTGAAGAAAGAACTGATCCTTGGCCCGGAGCCTGTGGTGTTTACCATCCTTTACTCTCAGAAGCCTTGGTGAAGTTTCAAGCTGAAACCATCATGGAGATTTTTCCAGCGGCAGGTCCTGTTAAAACAGAGATTGTTGGCAAAGAAACGCAGGAAAAGAAAGATGCTGCCATGCGGGTTCAGGAAGATATGAACTACCAATTAACAGATGTCATGACAGAGTACCGTCCAGAGACCGAAAGAATGCTTTGGGGCTTGGGTCTTTCAGGAAATGCCTTCAAGAAAGTGTATTTTGACCCTAGTCTAGATCGTCAAGTCTCCTTATTTGTTCCAGCAGAGGACGTAGTTGTGCCTTATGGAGCTTCAAATATAGAAACTTCTCCAAGAATAACCCATGTAATGCGGAAAACGGAGAATGAACTTCGGAAATTGCAAGTTGCTGGGTTTTATTTAGATGTGGACTTAGGCACTCCTGACAATGTCATGGATGAGGTCGAGAAAAAGATCGCAGAAAAGATGGGCTTTAGAGCAACCACTGACGATAGATACAAAGTGTTAGAGATGCACGTTGACCTTGATTTAGAAGGTTATGAGCATAAGGACGAAAATGATGAACCTACAGGTATTGCTTTGCCGTATGTGGTCACAATTGAAAAAGGCTCTAATACAGTCTTATCTGTGCGTAGAAACTGGGATCCAGAGGACGATACATTCCAAAAAAGACAGCATTTTGTCCATTATGGTTATGTGCCGGGATTTGGTTTCTATTGCTTTGGGCTTATTCACCTTGTCGGTGCTTTTGCTAAGTCTGGTACTTCTATTATCAGACAATTGGTGGATGCAGGGACTCTGTCAAACCTTCCCGGTGGCTTTAAAACTAGGGGTCTGCGAGTCAAAGGCGATGATACCCCGATAGCACCAGCAGAATTTAGAGATGTGGATGTGTCTTCAGGAACGATTAAAGACAACATCATGACCCTGCCGTACAAGGAACCAAGCCAAGTTCTCATGACTTTGCTGGGAACTATTGTAGAAGATGGACGTAGATTTGCAGGGGCTGCTGACTTGCAAGTTTCTGATATGTCAGCCAATTCTCCTGTTGGTACGACTCTAGCAATCTTAGAGCGCACTCTGAAGGTTATGTCTGCGGTACAAGCAAGAATCCATTACTCTATGAAGCAAGAGCTTCGTCTTTTAAAGGGAATTATTCGTGATTACACTCCTGAACAATATGAGTTTGAGCCTGAAGAAGGTGATCGCAAGGCTAAAAAGTCCGATTACGATCTGGTGGATGTCATCCCCGTGTCGGATCCGAATGCGGCTACGATGTCGCAAAAAGTCGTCCAATACCAAGCGGTAATCCAACTTGCAACTCAAGCACCACAGCTTTATGACCTAGCCTACCTACATCGTCAGATGCTAGAGGTATTGGGAATTAAGAATGCTCAAAAATTGGTTCCTTTAAAAGAGGATCAAAAACCAGTCGATCCAATTTCAGAGAATATGAATGCCTTAAAAGGCAAGCCAATGACGGCTTTCATTATTCAAGACCATGATGCCCATATTGCTTCACATCAAGCCTTTATGACGGATCCAATGGTAGCTAAGACGATTGGTCAGAATCCTCAAGCCAATGCCATTATGGCGGCATTACAAGCCCATATTGCCGAGCATTTAGGATTCCAGTACAGAGCACAGATTGAACAGCAAATGGGTGTTGGATTGCCTCCTCCTGATAAAGAATTGCCACCAGATATTGAAGTTCAATTGTCTCGCTTGATTGCTCAAGCCAGCCAGCAGTTATTGAATTTGCATAAAGGAGAAGTAACCCAACAGCAAAATCAACAAGCCGCTCAAGATCCATTGGTTCAGTTACAACAAGCAGATCAACAGCTTAAAGGACAGGATATTCAGCGTAAAGCCGCTAAAGATCAAGCCGATACCCAAGCAAAAATGGCTCAGATTCAAGTGGAAAAAGATCGAATTGCTTCTCAGCAACAGACTGAAGCCATGCGAATTCAAGCCGATATTCAAAAATCGGCACAGGACAATGCATCTAAACAGCAGTTAGAACAGCTTCGCCTTGGAGTCGATGTTGCCAAGACAGAGGCACAAATACGAGGTAAACAATGATAAACAAGATTGTTCAACATCTATGTTCCAAGATAGATGACAGGGTTTCGCAACTTCAAGAGTCTTTAGGTAGCGGTTCAGCCAAAGACTTCGTGGAGTACAAATCGATGGTTGGTGAGATAAAAGGTCTTCTTACTGCCCGTTTAAACATCAAAGACCTAGAAACACAGATTGAGGAATCAGATGATTAACAAACTGGATTTAAATAAAGCGGTGGACTTGTCCCAGCTTATTGAAAAAACAGACACAGAAAAAGCAACCCAACTTCCAACGCCATCAGGGTATCGCATTCTATGCGCTATTCCAGAGGCAGAAAAAGAGTTTGATAGTGGTATCGCCAAGGCAGATATGACTATAGAACATGATGAAATCTTAACCACTGTGCTGTTTGTGGTGGAATTGGGACAAGATTGTTACCAAGACCCTAAGCGTTTTCCATCGGGTGCATGGTGCAAAAAAGGAGATTTTATCCTTGTAAGACCCCACGCAGGGACTCGTTTAATCATTCATGGTCGTGAATTTAGGATTATTAATGATGATTGTGTCGAAGCAGTAGTACAAGACCCTAGAGGTATTCGTAGGAAATAATTTACTTAAGGAGTAAAACAATGGCTGAATTTGAAAAGAAACCGTTTCAATTTCCTCATGAAAAAGAGGATGATATTGAGATAGAACTTATTGATGACACACCTGAAAAGGACAAAGGGCAAGAAGCATTGCCTAAAGAAGTAGCAGAAGATCTGTATAACGATGAGTTAGAAGACTATTCTGCGAAAGTAAAACACAAGCTTTTGCAAATGAAAAAGCTGGCTCATGACGAAAGACGTGAGAAAGAACAGGCTTTTAGAGAGCAACAGGAAGCTATTAATCTCGCCCAGCAGGTCATAGAAGAGAATAAACGACTCAAAAATAGCCTTAATGAGAATGAAAAAAATACCCTAAGTACTATCCAACGGGCAGTTGAGTTGGAAATGGAGTCTGTAAAACGGGAGTATCGAGATGCTTATGAATCTGGCGATACTGAAAGAATCATGGATGCACAAGAGAAGTTAACTAGTGCCACCATGAAATCGGACAAAGTAAAGAATTTTCGTCCAACCCCTTTACAAATAGAACAACCTGTTGTAAAACCTATTCAACAGGTGGCTCGTCCTGATCCAAGTGCCGTAGATTGGCAGTCTCGCAATTCATGGTTTGGTGAAGATGAGGAAATGACAGCACTGGCTTTAGCTTCCCATGAAAAGTTAAAGAAAGAAGGAGTAGCTGTCTCATCACAAGAGTATTACAGACGGATTGATGAATCAGTCCGAAAACGCTTCCCAGAGAAATTTGATAGCGACCAAGAAGAGCCTCGCTCTACAAAAAGTATGGTGGTAGCACCTGCTACGAGAAGTACATCCTCCAAGAAAATTCGTTTGAATACTTCGCAACTAAATATTGCTAAGAAACTTGGATTAACCCCTGAGCAATATGCTCAAGCAGCTTTAAAAATGGAGGCCCAAAATGGCTGAAAACAGAACACCAAGAGAACTTGAAACCCGTCAAGAAGAAGAGAGAATCAAACAATGGTCTCCTCCTGAATTGCTTCCTGAACCAGATAAGCAAGCTGGCTACAAGTACCGATGGATCCGTGTTTCCACTCTAAACAGTGCAGATGCCCGTAATCTTTCAGCAAAACTGAGAGAAGGATGGGAACCTGTAAAGATTGAGGAACAACCAAAGTTTCAAATGCTGGCTGATCCCGCTAGTCGTTTTAAAGACAATATCGAGATTGGTGGCTTATTACTATGCAAAACCCCTGAAGCATTTGTAGCTCAACGTAATCAATATTACCAAGATCAAACAGAAGCTCAGACTAGAGGCGTAGACAACAGTCTTATGAGAGAGAATGATCCAAGGATGCCACTCTATATGGAGAAGAAATCCACGGTTTCATTTGGCAAAGGTTCATAACTTTAATTTTAGGAGTTTAATATGGCTTATCCTACTGTGTCAGCACCATATGGTCTAAAACCCATTAATCTGATTGGTGGTCAAGTTTTCGCTGGTGCAACTCGCCAGATGGAAATTGCTTCAGCCTACAATGCAAACATTTTTTACGGTGATTTTGTAAAGCGTGTTATTGGAGGTACGATTCAAAAAGATACTGGTACTACTGCAAATACCCCTTGTGGCGTATTTTTAGGATGTACATACACTTCTGCATCTAGCGGTCAGATTGTTCAATCACAGTACTATCCAGCGAGTATTTCTATCGTTTCTGGTACTAGGATTTGGGCAACTATTGCTGATGATCCTGATACTCTGTTTCAGGTAGCTGTATGTTCGTCAGGTACAACTATGGCAACAGTAACTCAGAATGCTATTGGCACTAATATGTCAATTCTGGCTACTGCGGGTTCTACAACAACTGGTAATTCATCTTACTCAGTTCTCAGTTCTTCCCCTGCTTTAACTGCTACTTTCCCAGTCCGTGTTATCGATGTTGTTCCAGCTACAGCTACTTCCGCTACGACTTATAGCGAAGTGATTGTGAAGATCAACTTTGGTATCCATCAGTACAACAACGCCACTGGCTTGGCATACGCTTAATAAGGAGCTATAAATGGCTATTTCTCGTGCCCAACTACTAAAAGAGTTGCTCCCCGGACTAAATGCATTGTTCGGTTTAGAGTATGCTAAATACGGTGAAGAACATAAGGAGATTTTCGAAACTGAAACTTCTGAACGTTCTTTTGAAGAAGAAACAAAACTGTCTGGATTCTCCGCTGCACCAGTCAAAAACGAAGGCTCTGCCATCGCTTATGACAATGCACAAGAAGCTTGGACAGCCCGTTACAACCATGAAACTATCGCCCTTGGCTTTAGCTTAACCGAAGAAGCAATCGAAGATAACCTCTACGATTCACTTTCAGGTCGCTATACAAAGGCTTTGGCTCGTGCTATGGCTTATACCAAACAGGTTAAGGCAGCTAACATTTTGAACAACGCATTTACCGCAGGTTATACCTATGGTGACGGTCAAGTTCTATGTTCTACAGCTCACCCATTGGTATCTGGCGGTGTTAACAGCAACACACCATCTACTCAAGCTGACTTGAATGAAACTTCGTTGGAAAACGCAGTTATTCAAATCGCTGCTTGGACAGATGAGCGTGGATTGCTCATTGCAGCAAAACCTAAGAAACTCGTTATTCCACCAGCACAGCAATTCGTTGCTACACGCTTGTTGGAAACCGAACTTCGTGTTGGTACAACTGACAATGACATTAATGCGTTGAAAAACAACGGCTCTATCCCTGAAGGATATGCAGTAAATCACTGGCTAACCGACTCAAACGGCTGGTTTTTGACTACTGACGTACCTAATGGCTTAAAGCATTTTGTTCGTAGCCCATTAAGCCAATCTATGGATGGCGACTTTGATACTGGTAACGTCCGTTACAAGTCTCGTGAGCGTTATTCATTTGGTGTTTCAGACCCGTTGGGTATCTTCGGATCCCAAGGTGCTTAAGCATTTGTATTAAGGAAAACCCCAGCCTAAAAACTGGGGTTTTTTATTGTTTAAACGTTGCACAAACATAAAAAAGTAGTATGATTTAATCATCTGGGTATTTTTACTTATGCCAACTGCCCCAGCAGACGATGCAAAGATGGCATAGGGACTTTTGCATAAAGGAAATTATCATGGGTTTTGCTACTCACTTAGGTCCGTGGCTGTTAGGGACTGTTAAAAACACTACTGGTACTACCGCTGGTACAGTTTGTAATACTGGTTGTACCGTTGTTGCTCAATCTGGCACTACTACTGTTGCAGATACAACTGCTGATACCTTATTTTGGGTTCCAGCAGGTTCACAAATTCTTAATATTTTTGTTGACATTACTACCGCTTACGCTGGTACTACTGGAAACACTATCACTATCAAGGCTGGTTCAACCACTCTAGGTACTGTTGGTGGCGCTTCTACTACTCCTTTGGCAGTGGGTCGTGCAACATTCACCATTACTGGTGCAAATATTGCCACTTTTGTCAATATTGGTACAACAGACTTAGCGATTACAGCTACTTACCTGTCTTCTGGTGTCGCTTCTGGCGGTCAAGCTACAGTGACTTGTGAATATGTTGTTCGTCAATCTGATGGAACACAATATCAAACAGGCAGCAATAGTTAATCTTGCGGGTTAGGGTTTTCCCTGACCCACTTAACATCTTTGGAGATTAATTATGACAATGCAATATGACGTAAAGTCGGCTTATGCTGGGACTTTCCCTGCACAGTTATTTACTGGTAGAACTCGCTTAAAGTCTATTGTCTTTATTGGCAATGGTACTGGTGGTACTTTTACTGTTTATGACGGTACAGATACTTCTGGAAATATTGTTTATCAATTTAAATATTCGACAGCAGTTCAGCCATTTCAAGTATTGATTCCCGGTGAAGGCATTATTTGCCAAAATGGTATCTATGTAGTAGGAACAACTCTGTCTGCTCTTTCTATTACTTATGGCTAAGAAAACTCCTTCTCTCTCTGTTGGTAGAGGCGAAAAGCTTCCAGTCTCAAAAGGGGCTGGTCTTACCGCTAAGGGAAATGTTAAATGGAATTAACTTTTTGGAATATTTTATTATCTGCTGGACTTGCTGGTCTTGGGTATATTTTAAAAGATAAGTCAGACGAAATAAAACGTATTGACATTCTTTTGAACAAGACCCGTGAGGAAGTAGCTAAGGAATATGTAACTAAGGTGGATGTTCATCTTGATATTAATCGTGTCTTAGACCGCTTAGATCGTATGGAACAAAAGCTTGATACAGTTATTAAGGAAAATAGAATTCATGCCTAGTACATCAAAAAAACAGCATAATTTTATGGAAGCAATTGCTCATAGCCCTGCATTTGCTAAAAAGGTTGGAGTTAAACAGTCTGTAGGTGAGGATTTTGCAAAAGCCGATAAAGGCAAAACATTTAAAAAAGGCGGTGATATTGTGGGAAAATTATTTAAAGGTAAGGAAACTTACAAAGAAGAGTTAAGCGAAGCTAAAGCCATTAAATCTGGCAAGATCACTCCTCAGCAATATGCTAAAGGGGAAGAAGGTGAAAAAGTTAAAAAGATGGCTGCTGGCGGTAAAGTAGATCCTAAAGTGGTGGCAATGTTAAATGCACAAGCAAAAAATCGTCCTGTAGCTCGTCCACCAATGCGCCCACCAATGGCTCCTCCAATGGGAGCTGCCCCTACTCCTCCAATGTCAGTTCCACGTCCTCCAATGGCTCCTCCTGCACGTCCTCCAATGGGAGCACCAATGGGAGCACCAACAGGAGCACCAATGAAAAAAGGTGGTGTAGCTCGTGGAGAAAGTTCCATTCAAAAGAAAGCTACTGGTACAGCTAAGATCATTAAAATGGCTCGTGGCGGTGGTATTGAGATTAAAGGCAAGACTAAAGGTAAATTTATCACCATGTGTGGTGGTGGAAAAGCAAAAAGATAATCATGGTTAAAGGAAAAACAAGAGCGTGAGACCTTCTCGTGGAATGGGAGCAATACTCCCTTCTAAGATGCCTAATGGAACTAAAAAGCCACGTAGGGATAATACTGACTTCACTGAGTATGCTGAAGGTGGAAAGACTTGGATCAAGGATGCCATTAAAAAGCCCGGTGCGCTGCGTAAAGAGCTAGGCGTGAAGGCTGGTAAGACAATCCCTGCCAAGAAGCTTGCAGTAGCTGCTAAGAAACCCGGTAAGCTAGGTCAACGTGCTCGTCTCGCTGAGACACTCAAAGGACTTAAATGACCACTACTGGAACCACTGATTTCAATCTGCCATTCAATGAGATGGCAGAGGAAGCCTATGAGCGTTGCGGTGTGGAAATGCGTTCTGGTTATCAATTAAAAACAGCAAGACGCAGTTTAAACTTGCTAACAATTGAATGGGCTAATCGAGGTATTAACCTTTGGACAATAGAACAAGGAGAAATTCCTTTAGTAACAGGACAAAGTACTTATCCTATTCCATTAGATACGATAGATCTTTTAGACACCGTGATTCGTCAAAATCAAGCTACAACGAATCAAATTGACATTAGCATTACCCGTATTTCAGAAACAATGTATCTTCAAATACCCAATAAATTGGCTCAAGGAAGACCTATTCAGTTATGGGTTAACCGTCAATCTGGTGAATCTAACCTTACTACAGCCACTTTAAATGGTGGTATTTCTGCTACAGACACCACAATTACCGTTAGTTCTACTGCGGATTTAGGTTCTTCAGGGTATGTTTTGATTGGTACTGAGACTATCTATTATGAAAGTATTGCAAGCAATCAGCTTCAACTTTGTGCTCGTGGTCAAAATGGCACAACAGCGACTTCCCATTTAACGGGAGCAGTCATTTCTGTTCAAAATTTGCCTTGTATTAAGATTTGGAACACTCCTAATGCTGGCGGTGGATATACCTTGGTCTATTACAGACTACGCAGAATTCAAGATGCTGGTAGCGGTACAAAGGTAGAAGATATTCCTTTCCGCTTATTACCTGCATTAACCGCAGGATTGGCTTATCATTTATCTATCAAGGTTCCTGAAGCAATGGGACGAGTAGATATGCTTAAAGCGGCATATGAAGAACAGTGGTTAACAGCTTCTACGGAAGATCGTGAAAAAGCCTCACTACGGTTGGCTCCAAGACAGATGTTCTGGTAATGGCTACTCAGTACGCTAGTGGCAAATACAGCATAGCCGAATGCGACAGATGCGGTCAGCGGTATATGCTGAAAGAATTAAAAAAAGAGATTATTAAAACTAAACTCTTTAATATTAAGGTTTGTCCTGATTGTTGGGATCCAGATCAGCCACAGTTATCGCTTGGAATGTATCCAGTGTATGACCCACAAGCTGTTAGAGAGCCTAGACCAGACGTTAGCTATAAAGCTTCAGGACAAAGTGGATTACAAGATTTATTAACAGATAGTACCAGCGTTGAAGGAATAGGGTATCCAGAAGGTGGTAGTCGGATATTTCAATGGGGTTGGTATCCTATTGGTGGTGCTAGGGATAATGGTTTAACTCCAAATGATTTAGTGTTGAACTTTCAAGTAGCAAATGTCACAATATCAGTAACTTAAGGAGCAAATATGTCATTCAAATCAGGTGCTAACGGCATTGAAAAAAAAGGTAAAACTGTAGGTAAAAACTACGGTGATTCAGGTCCAGCAGTAAAACTAGAAACAGGTCCTGCAACTCGTTCTGGTGGTGGTAAATCCCAGATGGATATGAAAAAGTATGGACGTGGCATTGCGAAAGTAATGAACCAGAAGTCTGCTGGAAGGGGTCGATAATGGCTACTAATAAAACAATCAAAGCAACTCCAGCACAAGCCTATCCTTTAGGCAATGCTAAAAACAATAAAGACGCTAGTACTTATACTGGATTTAAGTATCCTACAGGTGGTGGTAATGACATTGAAATCTATAAACAACCAATGCAAAGCCCTGAAAATGGTGATATTGCTTATGCAACGGATCCAAATGCAATGAGTGCTAATGAATCTACTCCCGGTGGTATGCCATCCCGTAGGGTCAGTATTGGTAACAACACTCGTGGTGCTAAAACTGAAGGCATTACCATGCGTGGCTATGGTGCTGCTACTAAAGGAATTAAGTTTAGAGGACCTTCAGCATAATAATATGCCGTACAAAGACCCTAACGATCCTCGTAAAGTTGCATATATGAAAGCTTGGTATAAAGCCAATATGGAACATGTATGCGCTCGTACTATAGAATACCAAAGGCAAAATCCAGAAAAAACAAAAGCAAGGAAAAAGCTTTGGTATGAGGTAAATAAAGAACGTGAATTGTTAAAGTCAGCAGAACGGTATTTAAACAATTTTGAAAAAATTTCTGCTAGGAAAAAGGCATGGAGGTCAGCAAACAAACCATTAATTAATGCAATGTCAGCAAAACGTAGAGCATATCAAAGGTCTCCAGCTTGGCTAACAGATTTTGATAAATTGAAAATTAAATGTATTTATTCAATAGCATCAATGCTTAGTCATGAAAACAAAGAAGCGTGGCATGTTGACCATATAATTCCATTGCAAGGTAAGGAAGTTTGTGGACTACACGTTCCAAACAATCTTTGGTTTGTAAGGGCTGAG